GTATTGGGGCGTAGCCACCTGTGTAGCCTTTTGCGCTTTCGGGGCGTATTGCCCCGCCTACTGCCCTCCACGGGCCGGGTGTTGGTTTCATACTTTCTCCTTCGGTTTTAGTGCCTGTCATGTGTCCCCCCGCTTGTTTAAATGAAATCTAATACCTTCGCCATCCCACAACCCTTCTTTGCACATATCAAGAATGCGTTCACGCTCATCAGCACGAACAAGGGCAACAAGGCGGTCAACGCTTGGATGTACGGTGTCAAAACCTTCAATGACTCCGGCTTCTTGGGCAAGTTCTACTGTGGTTTTCATAGCGGTGCGTCCTCATGGTTGTCAGGGTTGAACTTGGGGACTCGGTTGCCCGTGTCCTTGGGGTTTGGGAATGTTGGGAAGGGCCACGGATTAGCAGTCGCCATAGCTCTCTCCGCATCCAGCTTCACAGTTCAGGGGCAGCTCCATGCCCCACGACGGGCGTGTACGCATACACATTTCAACGTACTCCTTTGCGGTTTCAACCTGCGCAGTCGGCACGACACAGGCAATCGCGTCATGCACAGTCATCACTACACGATACTTCTTCGCAACCATGAGCATCTGCTCACCGATGATGATTCGGGCCAACGCTTGGCACACGTTCTCCACCACCTTGCCGCCGTAGATTCGGTTGGGGATTACAGCCTTGCCCTTCTTGGTGTCGTACACAAGCTCAGCTTTGCCGTCTTCGCTCTCGTGCAAGCGCAGGTTGGGGTAACGCAGGTACAGGCTATTGGGCAGGAGGATGCCGTCCTTGCCTTCGATCTTCAAGATGCCGTCTCGGCCCAGTGTGGTCTGCTGATCCTGAAGTATGGCCTTCAGAGAAGACGCCGCATCCTTCCAGAGCGCAGTAATTTTCGGATACGTTGTGCGGTAAGTATCGATAATCCTCTTCGCCTCATCCAGTTCAATCGCCACGCCAAAATTTTTGAGCTGTGCTTGGAACTTAGCCGCCCCCATGCCATACCCGCAACCAAGGATTGTCGTTTTCCCAACGAACCGTTCTTCCGGTGAAATGCTTTTAACACCCTTGCCATAGATAGCAGATGCCATGATTTTGTATACGTCCTCGCCACGATCAAATGCCTCCACTAAGTCGTTCTGTTCCGCAAGCCATGCCAGCGTACGGGCTTCAATTTGCGATGAGTCTGAGTCAATCACCATGTAGCCAGTCGGCGCAATGATGGCGTTCTTAAGCTGTGACTTCCTCGGCAGATTTTGTAGGTTCAGCTTGTCGTCTCCGCCCCAACGTCCAGTGTGTGCAGCGTAGTAACGTAGGGGTACGGGTAAAGCGCCGCGTGTGGCGATGCCGATGAATCGTTCGGTGCGTGTCTCTTCGATCGTGGACTTGGTTCCCAGCCGTGCGGATACCAGCGTCTGCACTAGTGGGTCTTCGTGCTCCAGCAACGCTTTGAATGCTTCGTCATTCTTGGCAAACGCAAAAGTTTCTTTGCCTGTGGTGAGGCTCTTCTTCATCGGCGGTTGCACACCCAACCTGAACAGCAGCTCGGCAAACTTCTGATTGCTCATCAGCGCCTCCTTGTCGTAGTTCTTGAGCAGGTTCTCCTTACGTGCCTTCTCACTGGCTAGGTGTTCTTCCAGCAAAGGGGTGTTCAAGCGCAGTACTGGCTCGGTGAACATGCGTATGGTCAGATCGATCAGGCGCAACTCAACGGCGGGGAATCCAGCACTCATCTGCCCGAACAGATCGTAGGTAAGCGTGACGTCGTTTTTGCAGTATTCACCGTAACGCTCTAACTGCGCAGGGCTGAAGTCGATTCGGCGCAGACCCTTGGCGTTCTCTACTTCCGTGCCTTTCTCTCCCAAGCCGTAATGTTGGGCCAACACCTTCAGGCTTCCACCTACTTCAGTGCCGTGCAGTGCTCGGCCCATAGACAAAGTATCAAGCCAACCTTTGGGCCTGAGTCCGAAGACCCAGTTCAAAATCGCGCCGTCGAACGCAGCGTTGTGCGCAAGCGCAAGGGAATTCCCCCAGTCATACTGGGCAAGGAACTGGTGCAAGGCTTCAGCATCGCCGCTAAACCAGACGGGCTCCCCGCCATCTTCCTGCACCGCCACGCCGATCACTTCAAACTCAGGGCTACGCACGTACTCCTCAGTGGTAACTTTTGTTAGGCTGAACTCGGTGGAGTAGTAGGTCTCAAAATCGATCGTTAGAATTTTCATCAGAAGAACCCCGATCCCTTGCGTATAACTCTGTTCGTAGCTTGACCCTCGGCTTTGGCTATTGCGTTGCCAAAACTTGAGGTTGTTAACCCCGGATTCCCCGCATAGAGACCTCCGTATTCCCTCGCTTGCTCCGCTTGTTTTTTCTCGTCCTCTTCACCTCGGAGCACTGTGGATGCTGCCTTAGCTGAAATCTCCATGCGCCGTACTTCCTTGAGACCTTCAAAGAGCGCGGCCTTCTCGATCTCAGTGAGCACTTCGCGCAGTGTGTCTTTAAATATCCACCGCCACCGACCACCATCGTCAAAGAACTCTTCGGGGTTGGTCTTCATGCGGTTCAGAATAATCTGTACGCCGTGGTTCAGGTCGTAATCTTTTGCTTGGTCGCTCATTTTGGTTCCTTCAGTAGTTTCATCATGCCGATCGCTTCGTCTCGGTTTACGCCTTTGACTAGGGTTGAACTCGTTCGATTACCGTTGACGTACTCCCATTTGTAGATGCTGTACTTGCCGTAACGCGAACGCATGTGGTATTCAGTACCGTTTTTGGTTTCTGCGTACTGCGCACCGAACAATTTTTCTAGTCCGGGAAGTAGCTCTTTGAGTATTTGGGCTCGGCTTATTGGCATCGCAAACAATTCTTCTAGTTCGTGCAGTAACTCTTTGAGTAGTTGGACTCGGCTTACTGACACTGGTTGCACTCCGCAATAACATTTGTTAGGTAGTCGAGGTTGGTCTCGTTGATGATGCAGGTATACCCACCCGCCGCATTGATCAACTCAAGGTTCTTGAGTTGGAGGGCTGTTGCTTGCCCCTTACCCGCCTTGGCTTCGATAGCCACGAACTTGCCGTTCACGCAGCAGAGGAAGTCAGGGACACCACTATTGCCGTAGCCAGTGCCGATCGGCATAGCGTAGTAGACGTTGTGGGCTTTGAGGATGGCCTTGATCTTCGCCTTGACCTTGGCTTCAGGAGTTGTTGCCATAGATCGTGCTCCTCCATATTGAGACTGAAGGCATGTGGTTGTGCGATTTGGTCGGCGTGGTGTAGCCTTGGTGCTGAACCCAGCCTATCGATTTAAGCGCACGAACACCTGATACCCACACGTTGGGGTGAAGTCTCGGGGGACGGAACAAAAGGTTTTTGCCGCAGTACTCTCGGAACTCATCTCCAAGAACAACGGGCTTTGACATTAGCAACTGCTCTGCTAACTCTAGATAGCGTTCGACAAACTCGGGGTGCGTACTGTTGGCTTTCTCCCAGCACTTGTCGGCGAGTGACAGGGCGTTCTCCATACGTGGTGTCATCTGATGCTCCAATTTGTTTTCGAGCTTTGATTTTACACCAGCCTTTTACATTGTCAATAGTCCAGACGAAAAAAAGCCACCCGAAGGTGGCTCAGTTTCTAACAAATGTTAGGTGGGGGTTAGTAGATTGGCGCACGACCCCCGGCTGCGCTTTAGGTCGGGTCGGAGTCATCAGCCGTAAGGGGAACTCCTAGCCGTACTGTGTAGGTTCGCATCTACTAGGCTCACCTACTCGTATTTGCAAATTTCATCCCCTTACGTGTTCTTTACTAGGTCAAGGCCCAGCTCTCGCTTGAGATACCAGATTGCTTTCTCAAGGTCTTGCTTGCGGTTGCCTTTGTGGTCGGCACGTGTGATGTATTTCACGGCGTTGCCCATGTTGTAGTTAAGCTCTTTGGCTTCGATGAAATCAATCGTCTCGATGCCGCCGTACTTGTAATGTGCAGGGTGATTCACTGGGTCGGACTTGGGTTCGGCCATAGTCACGGGCAGTGGGGCGTCTGTTGTGAACAGACCCAACTGTTTCCACTCACCTCTTGCCGCCTTCGGCTTCGGTGCGGCTTTCTTCGACGCTTTCTTTGGCTTTGCTTTGTTCTTGACGGCCCAAAGGACTGCACTCACGTAGTTGGGTTTCATGCCCAATGCTGTACCTATTTCTTTAGCCGTAGCGGATGGGTTTGCTGCGGCGTATTCACGGATTTGCTGTGATTTGTTGATCATGATTTAACTCCTGTT